CATTATACCTGAAGCTGATAGAACAACGTTAGCTAAAGGCGAAAGTCATCCACACAATCATGAAAATGAAATAGCATTTCAGGAAAAATATATGAAATGGTGGAATGACTGGGAAGCTACGTTATAAATAAATGTATTTAATATAGGAGAACAAATGTTCTGGAACAAAGAAGAAAAAACGGTGATTGACTTAGATCAGTTAAGAGAACAATTAATTATAGACGAGGGACAGGTAAATGAAATTTATCATGATCATCTCGGTTACGCTACATTTGGGATTGGACACTTGGTACTCGAAGGAGACCCAGAACATGGGTTGGAGGTCGGTACTCCAGTGGCAGAGGATAGAGTCATTGAATGTTTTGCCAAGGATGTAGAAACAGTAATCGAAGATTGTAAAAAATTACACGAAGGGTGGGATGGATACCCACAAGAAGTGAAACAGGTCATTGCGAACATGATGTTCAACATGGGACTCACGCGCTTGAGTAAATTTAAAAAGCACAATGCAGCGCTGCAAAGTGGTGATTGGAAGGAGGCTGCTGTAGAAGGCAGAGATTCAAGATGGTACAAGCAAGTGACGAACAGGGCAGAAAGACTTATGTTGAGGCTAGAGGCTCTGTAAAATATTATCATACAAATGAAGAGCAAACAAGTAAAGGTTGGTTTTGGTGTCATGAAAAACAAGGATTTTTTAGGCATTCGGACTGGCATTTAACAAGAAAAGAAATGGGAGAAAAATATGAAAATTAAACTAATGGGAAGTCAAACTGACTTAACATCAGCAACTAGTGTGGGTAATGCTTCACTAGTAAGAGTATTTAACGGTACAAATGCTGCTATCCTCATGACACAAAAAGCCGGATCCGCTGTTGTTGGAACTATGTCGGTTGGTGCTGGGGCTGTTGAACACGTCATTAAGCAACCTGCGGACACACTTGAAGGTGGAGCTGGTCTTAAAGTAGTTCATGTCGCACATAAAAGTTAATGGCTGAAATCTTTAGTATTATAGATGAGGTGGGATTACCAATCGCCGGCGCGATGGTATCTGGCTTCTTTATATTTACTATTATTAAGCAAATGCTATCTGGTGTTCTGGAACAAATAGATACTCTTATGATTTTTACTAAGGGTTTAGAAACACGCGCAAGAACAATGAATAATGAGATTATAAAGATCGATATGTTAGTTTCTAGCGCGTTAGAGTTAACTCCACCTATAGATAGAATAGCTAGGTCTGAAAATTTTGTAGAAGACGGTAAGATCGACGTCAGACGGGATTAAGTATGGATGAACTTAATCCAGTATATTTAATCCAACAATATGGATTTAACACAGTGGCTATTGTTGCCATGGGTTATTTTGTATATTTTGTATGGAAGTATGTTAACAATCAATTAAATCCTAAGCTAGAAGAAATGCACATGGGTTTAATTAGATTAATTGATCAAATTAGAATGCTTGATCAGGATATGATTAGGCTTCAAGAAAAAGTAAAAGTTGTACTAGAATATAGGGAAAGACAAAAACAACTTAGTGAGAAAGAAGATGAAAAAAATAAAGATTGAAGATTTTGTATTAATTAGTATATTAATATTTACAATGAGTTCAGTATCTGCTGACGAAATAAAATTTGGATTTAAAAATCCATCATTTAGTGGACAAGGAACTGGTGCACATTATTTAACTATTGATAACATTGAAAATACGCGTAAGAAGGCTATTGAAGATGCATTAGAAGCTGCAAGAAAAGCTGCTGAAAGAGAGGAAAATAACTCTACTTTAGCTAAATTCATTAGAAATTTAGAAAGTAGAATATATGCCCAGATGGCAAAACAAATGGTTGAATCAATGTTTAGTAACGATGGTTCAGTGAGATATGGTTCGTTTACATTGGAAGGTAACATAGTAACATACGAAGTTATAACCAATGAAGATGGATCAGAAGTCATTAGAATGACTATTGTAGATTCTGATGGAACAGAAACAGTAATTGAAATACCAGTTGGAACTGGTAACTTTGGTCAAGACTCAGATGGCTAAGTACTTAATTATATTGCTGCTTTTGACCGGATGTGCTTCGATTCCACAATGGAGTCCGAATCCACAGGATTGTAATGATCTTGAAGGTAAGTATGCTGAAGGTTTTAATAGACACCTTCAAATGGGTATACAGAAGACAATGGCAAGAAAGTATATCTGTGTTGATGAACCAACAGCAGTTAGATTGCCAGCATATGTGGATTTATTAAATTTACCACCTGCTAAAGAAAGACCTGTTGTAGCAGTATATGGTTTTGAAGATAAAACAGGTCAAAGAAAATCAGTAGATAATATAGCATCGTTTTCTACTGCAGTAACGCAAGGCGGAACAGAATTATTAATAGATGCTCTCAAAACAGCAGGTGGAGGAACCTGGTTTAGAGTAGTAGAAAGACAAGGAATCGACAATCTTGTACGAGAAAGACAGATCGTAAGATCTACACGTCAAGATGTCGCTAAAGTCAACGGGACGGATCCGGTTGGCGTAGGACCACTCTTATTTGCAGGAATGATAATTGAGGGTGGAATAATTGGTTACGATGCAAATACAGAAACTGGAGGCCGAGGAGCAAGAACTCTTGGCATCGGTTTTAGTAAAATGTATCGTAAAGATGTAGTTACAGTATCTGTGAGAGCAGTATCTGTACTAACAGGTGAAGTATTATTAAACGTCCAGTCTAAGAAATCGGTACTTTCTTACGGCGGTGGGGGTGATGTGTTCAGATTTATTGAACAAGGAACTCAACTCGTCGAGTACGAGGACGGTGTGGGAAATAATGAGTCAGTGACTTACGCGGTACGCGCAGCTATTGAAGCTGCAGTACTTGAATTAATTTACCAGGGCCATGACCGTAAATTCTGGGATATAACCGAGGGCCATAGACATCCGCATCAACACAATGGAGCTAATGCAAGGCACTCACTAAAAGAGGAAAACAAAAATGAATAAATTATTTGGTATAGCTGGTTTGCTATTCTTATTTACATCAAGTTCAGTTTTCGCACAAGCAACAGACGATAATGAAATTATGATCGAGCAAACAGGTGACACTTTGACATTATATATCGATCAAGTAGGTTATGGTAACAAAATTGGGTTAGATGACTTTTCTGGTACTGCTGCAAATATGACAATAGACGGTTCAAGTTTAACATTTAACTTAGACATGATAGGTAATCAAAACTTAATTTATGGTCCGCTTGAGTTGGATAATTCAAGTTTAACATTTAATCTTGTTGGAGATTCAAATGCAGTTGATTGGAATATTGGAAGCACTGGTAGTTCAGATGATTCTGACTATAACTTTCAGATAACTGGTGATTCGAATACATTTGATATTGATCAAGGAGCTGTAGCTACTGCAGAAAGGCTTGATGCTGATTTGATATTAATTGGTAACTCAAACGTTTTTGATTTAGATTTTGAATCAGATGACATAACTTGGGATTTTGATATTACTGGTGACAGTAATAATATTAATACATTACAGAAAGATGGAGCTCAAGAATTAGTAGTTGAATTAAATGGCGATAGTGCTGATATTGATATTAATCAATTATCAGGTACTTGTGTAGGAGGTTCGCCTTGTGCAACTCCAAACGCTATTATTAATTTGGACGTTACTGGTGATAATGCTACAATACAAATTAACCAAAAAGACGCTGCTAACGATAGCTAGTATTTTACTATTCACCGGTGGAGTTCAAGCTGATTCCATTGGTGATATAGTAGAATCGACTGGCATTGGTCAAATTGTACGTAATAATGAAGAAATAGTTTTATCTGGAACAGTAATTCCAGTAGAGTTAAATGATGAAGCGAAAACTGGGAATGGTCGCATGCTCATTGAGTTTTTAGATGAAGCTCAATTAGCACTTAAAGAACATTCTGAAGTATTGATAGACGAAATATATTATGATCCCGATCCTTCACTCTCTAAAATGAGTATGAAGTTTACAATGGGAACAGCCAGATTTGCATCTGGTAGATTAGGTTTAGTTAATAAAGCTAATATTGATATATCAACTCCAACGGCATCTATTGCTGTAAGAGGTACGGATTTTACAACAACCGTTGATGAGTTAGGTAGATCACTTATTATTCTCTTGCCGGATGATCAAGGCAATCCATCAGGAGAAATTATAGTTTCAAACGAAGGAGGAACTGTAACACTAAATGAAGCTTATGCCGCAACAATGGTATCAACTTTAGATTCATCTCCAACACAATCAGTTAAAGTTAATGGAATTACTCCTTCTTTAATAGATAATATGTTTATTGTATCTCCACCTCAAGAAGTGGAAGATCAAATAAAAGAAGAAATGGCAGATGATGCTAATCAAGATCAAGGACTTCTAGATATAGATTTTCTTGAATTTGATGAGTTGGAAAAGGATGAGCTAGAAGAAACAACAGAAGATTTAGAATTTAGTGAATTAGATATTGATGAATTAAACGTTGAGTTTTTAGTCGATGTTCTTGACATTATAGATAGTTCTAATCTATTTGACACTTTGGGTGAATTTAACATTAAAGGTGCGACGCGAGGATTAAACGAAGAGTCACAATTTAATGTATTTTTACAGGACGGTAATCTAGTTTTGTATAGAAATGTTAATGGTAAAATTAACATTGTTATTGGAAATGGTGGTAGCTTTACTTTAGAGACATATACACCAACATGGGAAGGTATTATATCAGGAAATGATGGAGAAGATATTCTCATTTATATTAATCAGGCGAATTAAAATGAAATGGAAGATAATAAAACAACAATTTTTTAAGTATTGGATATTACCATGGGGAGCATGCTTCTTTTTAGTAATGCCATTATATGCAGATGATAACGTTATATCCTTAGAACAATCCGGGGATAATCTCCAGCTGGGAATTGACCAGGTTGGTCATAGTAATGAAATCAAAATGCTAGATAGTAATTCGTATATTACTGCTGCAAGCTTGGATATGTATTTAGTTCAATATAATAGTCACCAAACAGCACTTCCTAATGAAATTGTATTTGATGAAATAAGTGGCACAGGTAATCAAATGAAAATTTGTCAAGGTTGCGCTTGGAATACTTTAGACTCAGATACAGATCTAACTTGGTATTATGATGACTATGAAGGTGGCGGACATGAGGTTAACCTTACGCTTTATGGAGACTACAACCAAGTAGCAGTTCAACAAACAAATCAAACAAACGCTACAGACGGTCATGACTTTGATTTACACTTAGCTGGTGATCGTAATGAAGTTAAGATTAAACAACAAAGCAGTGGCGCAAAAGATATAGACCTTACAATATATAATGATTATAATGATGTATTTGTTCGACAGAAAGGAGCTAATGCAACTCATAATGCAACAATTACACTTGACGGTTTATACGGAACAGATTTAATTTTAAAACAATTAGGAACAACAACCCAGTCATATAGCATAAGCATAGATTGTATGACTATTGGCGGTTGTTCAGCAACAGTGCAACAAGGCAATTAATGCGACGAAGATTTATATGGTTTAGATATGGATTTCCTCTATCTCGCTGCGGCCGCAATATAGATATATACATATAGTATCGCCTTTATTGCACTTTTAATACGCATATGAAATATATAACATCAATATGGACAACAGTATTGCTTTTTATTGCACTTTTATCAGTGCGATTAATTGATCCTTCCTTTATTGAACAGCTAAGATTAAACACATTTGATAGCTATATTAAAACAATTCCAGCAAAAGAATCCAACGTTGTATTATTAAATATCGGTGAGGATGCTCTGGCCGCGTATGGTCAATATCCATTTCCACGTCAACAATACGCACAACTAATATCAGATTTAAGGAATGCTAATGCAGGCATGATAGGTTTCACTATTATGTTTCCTGAAAAAGATAGGTTTGGTGGTGATGAAGTATTTGCTTCATGGGTAAAAGATAATGGAATTATTGTAGCGCAAGATGCAGATCCTAACGGAAAAAGTAAATCAGCACCTTATGTAGGTACGGCAACATTTGGTACTGGTGATCCATTAGATTGGTTAGTGAGATATAATGGTTTAGTAACTAATATACCAGAGATTGAATCAGGAGCATGGGGACATGGACTGATTAATGCTATGCCTGAAGTTGATGGATTAGTAAGAAGGATTCCTTTGGTATCACAGATAAACGATCAACTATACCCGTCATTTGCATTAGAAACAATACGAGTATTGCAGAATAAGATATCATATACAATTAAAGTAAATGAGGTTGGAGTAGAAGAAATAATATTAAGACCGTTTAGAATATCGTCTGATCCAAACGGTTCTTTTTGGATTAATACTAATTATGAGTTTAAGGAAATAGAGTACGGGTCCAGTGAGTTACCTGATCTTCAGGGCCAAACGGTTGTGATTGGTTTAACTGCAAAGGGCCTTGCTTCTCAGATACCAACTCCTTCTGGTTTACGATCTGCTCACCATATACAAGCTTCTTCCATTCAATCCATAATGGATGATCTTTCGATCTCAAGGCCGATATGGGCTGAAGCTTTAGAAATAGGTTTGATGTTTGTTCTTGGACTAGTGATTGTGTTGGCGGCTTATCATGCACCGATACTTGTTGGTGCTGTTGTTTTCGTCGGTTCGACCGTTGCTTATGGAATCGGCGTTTTCTATTTTTGGACACAGTCCCAGATACTCCTCGATCTTAGCTACCCACTAATATTATATATACTTTTGTTTACTTCAACAAGCTTTAACAATTTCTACAAGCAATTTGTATTACGTCAACAAATTAAAAAGCAATTCGAAACTTATTTAGATCCAAGACAAGTTATGTTACTTCAAAAAGATCCATCGCTATTAAGGCTTGGTGGTGAGAGGAAAGAGATGTCTTTCTTGTTTATGGATATTGTAGGTTTCACTCCTATATCTGAGCATTATAAGAACAATAATGATCCAGAAGGACTAGTAGAAATTATAAATAGTTATTTAGATACTATGACTAAAGTGATATTAAAGAACGGTGGTACGGTTGACAAATATATGGGTGACTGCATCATGGCATTCTGGAATGCGCCACTTGCTTGTGAAAATCACGCGGATATGGCAGTAAAAACAGCAGCGGAGATAGTAGATGCAGCAGATATACTCATTAGAGAGTTGGAAGAAAAAGGTTTACCACGCATTGATGTGGGTATTGGTATTAATACCGGGGACTGTATTGTCGGAAACATGGGATCAGAATCTCGATTTGACTATTCCGTCATTGGAGATGCCGTCAACCTTGCTGCTAGACTCGAAGGCCAAACAAGAAATTATGATGGGGTTCGAGTGTTGCTATCACAGTTCACTGCGGGAAAGTGTTCTGAGAGAGGCTTCACTCAAGTCGATAACATCAAAGTCAAAGGTAAAACTGAACGGGTTACGATTCTCACCATATGATGAACGTAAAATAAAAACCTATTATTATATTATTAATACTTTGGATGTAGCCACGACATATCGTGGATTAAAACATCCTAACGTGAAAGAGGCAAATCCCATACTAGGAGAAAATCCATCATTAGGAGAAATGCTAGCACTCAAGCTTATTGTAAGTGCTCTTTTATTTGATCTGTCAAATGGCAGTCCAGAAGATCTTTTAATTCCTAATACGATAGTAACATTAGCTGTAATAAACAACGTTTATGTCTTACATCAAGTAGGCATTATAGACTAGTAAAGTCGGAGCTTATATCAAAAAGTTATAACCTTATAACAAAATAATCTAAAAAAACCTAAAAAAAGTGTGTACAAATGCCAAAATACTTCGTATAATATACCCATAAACTGATGCAAGGAATGAAGTTATGATTTTGATTGAAAACATTAATGAGTTTGAAGGTTCTATTCCAAGTGGTCACGATCTAATCGTGTTCGAGAAAGGTGATGAAAGCTTTGATTCTGCCCTTTCGTTAATGGGATTTGACGAAATCGGCATGTTTGACAATATGTTTGTTAATCCTCAGTATGGTTTTTTGGAGATTGTGTAATGCCACACGTTGTCATTAACGGAAGAATTAAGAACAAAGCAAAAATCGAGAGTTATGTCCATGCTCTGTCAAAGGAGCTGGGCATTCATCGAATGTATTCAAAGGTTATCTTCTTGACGTTTAAAACATCTCTTGAAGATGATAGTCAAGGATTGTGTTGGGGAGATCCATCAGATGGTTATTGTGATATAAGCATTGCTCGTACTTCTGAAGGTAAAGAGTTGACATTTGAAGAAATGATGCGTACTCTTGCTCATGAGATGGTTCATTGCAAACAATATTTTCGTAATGAATTAAATGGTTGGAGTGGTTCTTGGAAAGGTACAAAGCCACGTAACTACAAATATGACAATGCTCCGTGGGAGAAAGAAGCTTATAAACGCGAAAATGAGTTATATGAAAAGTGTTTTATATAACAAATACGTATAGAAACTATATACTATTTTTCAAAAAAAGGTGTACAAACACTAAAAAGCATGGTATAATATACCCATAAACAAAATTGATAAGGAATATACATTATGAAAAAATCTACACTAAACGCAATCAACGCACTAAACACTGAAAAAGAAATTAGAGAAGCGGTTGATTTACTTAAACTTAAATTTAACCAAATAAGAGAAATTCAAGCTCATAGTGTTAAATCACTGCTTTCAGTCGGTGCACAGGTTAAAGTCAATAGTAAAAAAGGTCCTGAATTTGGTGAAGTCACTAAGATTAACAGAACAAAAGCTGTTGTGAGAATTGACGGTAAACTTTGGAACTGTCCTCTCGGAATGTTGGAGGTAGCGTAATGCTGAGTACTAAAGAAAAATGTCAAGCTCTCGGTGGCGGTCTCTTTGCGGGACTGCTGTTCGGATCTTTCATCGCTGGAATTGGTTGGGCAATGGACATTCCTGATGTCTATGTCAGCCATTCGACTGGTGAATGTGTTCAAGTTTTAAATTATGTGGAAGATGACGTATACACTTGTGACAATCTTCCTTCAAAATACAACAAAGTGTGGGTGAAATAATATGGCAATTTTATGCAAAAAAACAAGTCCTGTAACAGGGTTAACTAACATCATGAGTATCGATGCTACTCCTGAGCAATTTGCTCTATGGATAGATAGCGATACGCTTATTCAGGATGCGATGCCTGATGCATCCGTGGATCAGAGGGAGTTTCTCATCTCTGGTTGTACTCCATCTTGCTGGAACTCTATGTTCGAAGCTGGAGAGGAGGACGCAGCATGAGTTTAGCTTATTGTGATTATATTGCACATACAATTATTGTGCCAGGTTTAACTGAAGAAATCAAAAGCGAAACTGGCCTTATTGTTGAAGCAAGTAAAGTAAAGATGGACTTGCACAAAGAAGGTTGGATGCAATCGACTCGAAAGACTATTATGTGTAAAGACACTAATGGTAAAGAGTATAAAATAACTGTTGAAGAAATTTAAAATAACTGTGTACATTTGTTGTATACTGTGTTATAATATATCTATTAATTAGAAGGAGTACATTATGGATAGATTAGCAATAATCAAAGCGGCGGCTGAAAAACGCAATGCAGAAAAAGAATTCAAAGCTACTGTAAAAAAGGTTTATTCAAGACCTAAATACAAAGCACCAAAGCTAACTGCTTCAATGAAGAAAGCAGCGCATCAAGCTCCAGGTAATCTGGATTGCTTTAAAGAAGAAAACATGTACTATTCAGATAAGGAGACTCAAGACTATATTGCAAACTCTTCTTACATGGATGTGTACAACGAGATGAAGAATGACTGGGATTAGTCGAATAATGCGTAGAGTATTCGCTCTACGAAGAGCTAGAGATAATGCTCAAAACCCAGAGATGAAGAAGCTGTGGGAACAAAAGTTACAAGAGCTAATTAAGTTAGCAGAAGAAGGTAGGAGTTCGTATGACACAATACACTGATGTGGTAGAATACCAAAAGCGAAAAATGGCTGTTGAAAAGTGGGCAAAACAATGCACGTATATCTTAGGTGAAAAAGGATATATAGAGACAGCTTTTAATTCAGGACTCGTTACGCGTAAGTATCGTGATGGTAAGTTTGAAGTTGTAACCGAAGAAATGACATTGTCGCAGTTGCTTATTGAAGCACCCGGAGATTTGGAAATCGAATGAATTACATAGGCTCAATTAGATACGATCAACATGGTCGTAAACGCAAAACAAAGGCACTTGCGCCAAGGCGTAAGGTCAAACAAGAATTTAAACCGTTAAAGGTCCAAAAGACCTTTGCACAGGAAAAGATGGAAGACTTTAATAAAAAGTATCCATCTTACACAGGAAGCACTCAATACGAGACTCCTGTAGATCACTCTTGGAAAGCAAAAGAATCCAAGAACTTTACAGTCGCACCCGCGTATAACAAAGGTGCATATCAAGTCATCCCACGTAAAGACGTGGAACATATAGGAAAATAATTATGGAAACTGAAATTAGTTTTATTGGAGGATTTGTACTATTAGCATTCGCAGGCTTTTTCGCAATCGGATCAGCAGAAGCTGTAGCAAATTCAAAAGGTCAATCTTTGTTCGATAAGGATAAAGTAAAATATAAAGACGGAGATAACACATGAACGATTACATGTTGCTCACTGAATTTAGCGGAGATGCTAAGTTTAGTAATCGTAAAGCCGAAGTTCTAAGGAAGTTTGGTGGCAATCCAGCTTACGGCATACGCATGTATATCGATGGAGAATCGCTCGGCATTGAATGGTATGAAGATCATAGTGAAACTTATGCAGAAAGCGCAGCAGAAAACTATGTCCTTGGTATCAAGAATTACGAAAGGGTTGAGATCAATTAAGTTTATGGCGGGGCACACTTTTATCTACTCCTTATCAATTGAAAAAAAGTGTGTCCTGCCTGTTTACAAATGCAAAAAAGTGTGTTATAATATTGGGTATATTATTAAGGAGTAAATTATGGCAGAAAATAAAGTAAGAACAAATATGAGGAAAAACAGAGTCACCATTGACGATAAGTATATGGGACCTGAACCTATATTTCAACCAGGTGAAACAAAAGATAGCGATGACAGAATGGTTAAATGGTCAAAGGCTGCACACTGGTATAATTATTTTTACAAAGCCAAAGACTATACCCCTACAGTTTTGCAATTTGCTGAAGATGTTTTCGGCTATGATAAAGATAAAATCAAGGCTCTTAAAAAATTAAAAGATTGGGAGCTAACTCAAAAGTTAGGCAAAGCGGCAAAGATTCATTATAGAGGCTTTGAATATAATGAAGAAGAATTAGCTAAATATAAATCTGTATTGGATGATCTTTACGAAACAGCAAAAGAAGTTGTAGAAGAAATTCAAGAGAAAGTAGCAGCTAAACCTGTTGTTACAATTCAACAAAGACAAAAGGCAAAAATACTTGATACAATTATGGATGACTGGGATACTGTTGTCGACGGTTGGATGGAAGGTGATTTCAAACAAAAGTTTGATGCCTATAAATTATTTAAACATTACGGTCTAAAAGGTACAACTCTAAATATGTTTAGAGATATGGTCATGGATGAATATACTCCTGTACAAGACGCGTATAATAAAACATGTGATCAAGCAGTAGAAGCGTTTTCGCATGTTAAAAAGTCTGATCTTAAAAAGATGATGGTACTCATGGAGACTGTATTCGAAGATTTAGATAAATTAAAAGCGGCTAATAAAGCTGCAAGAGTTCCAAGGGTCAAGAAGCCTAAAGCTTCTGATGTTCAAGTAAAGAACCTTAAGTACAAGGTAGAAGACATTGATGCTAAGTTAATGTCTATCAATCCTGTCATGATCCCTGGCAAAGAGGTTTTATACATGTATAATACTAAGACAAGAAAGCTTACTCAGTATAATACAAATTCAACCAAAGGGTTTGAGGTCAGCGGTACTACCATCAAAAATGTCTGTGAAAAAACAAGTAGAGTTTGCACTCTAAGAAAACCAGATGATATACTTCCACTAATCTTAAGTAAAACAATTAAACAAATCGACAAACAAGTATGGGATACTTTAACTACTAAAGTAAGTGTTCCAAATGGTAGAGTTAATGCCGATTGTATATTACTTAGGACACTATGAATATTGATATAGATCAAAAGATTATGACACGTAAACGGTTTTCAACTGCCGTAGAACAATTAGTTGCAAAGGGAAATATGTCTTATATTGATGCTGCTACATATGTTATCGAGAAAAGAGGTATGGATTATAGCAATCTTAAAAAGCTATTGACAGACTCACTAAAAGATAAAATGGAAGCAGAGGCAGTACGACTTAATTTAATTAGAGGAAAGAAAGGAAATAAGTTACCTATATGATAAAACTTTTGACAGCTATCGTAGAAGGATTATTTAAGCTTATGCTATGGATGTTATTGTGTGGTACTATGATAACACTTGCAATGATGTATTACCATGGTGGAATGATATGAGCTCTGATCCATTTGAGTCCTATCAACTGTATAATGCATTAAAGCTTCATTTTGAAACCAGCTACGATGCAGTTAAATACAATTTTAAATCTAATGTGACTCCAAACTCTTTCTTTAAACGGAAAGACAAATACTTTTTCGCTAAGTTGGCAAAGAAGTATAATGGTGAACTAAAAGATTTTTACGTGTCACAGTTCATTAACACCGAAACATATATAGGTGATATGATGGACAATGATGCTGAAGAACATTACGCGCGATACAAAAGAATTAAAGAAAGTATCCATCGAGTGTTTTCAGTAGATATAAATAAACTAGATGATCACTTATGTGGCGCTGACTTTAACAAACTGTTTGAAAGTTGTGATGGTCAGCATCCATTGGTTATCAAGTTATGGATGCAAGAAGAAATTAGTTTAGAGACTGTTGTTATTCTTAATTCTATATTTGGGTTCATTTCTCGTGAGTCAAAAAACATATCAGATACCATTATATGGCCTGACATGAAAAGACTCATAGAGAAATATGAACCCTTCGTAAACTTTAATCGTAATAAGTGTTTAACTTTATTACAAAATAGGTTTACAAACGCATGAAAGTGTGTTATAATATAATGTATAACGTGGATAATTCAGTAAATACAATGCAATACAAAGGAGAAATATAATGTCATTTGCAAATCTAAAGAGCTCGCGAGGCTCGTCAATCGACAAACTCGTAAAAGCAGCAGAAGCTGTATCTACTAAAACTGAAACAAAGTCTTACGACGATGACAGGTTTTGGAAACCAACCAGGGACAAAGCAGGAAACGGTTATGCCGTGATCAGGTTCCTACCCGCTAAAGAAGGCGAAGATCTTCCATGGGTAAGGTACTGGGATCATGGATTCAAGGGTCCTACTGGTCTATGGTATATCGAAAATAGCTTAACTACAATCGGTCAGGATGACCCAGTATCAGAGATGAACTCTGTATTGTGGAACTCCGGAAGAGATGAAGATAAAGCTATTGCAAGGGAAAGAAAGAGACGTTTGCACTATGCGTCAAACATCTTGGTAGTGTCTGACCCTGCTAACCCACAAAACGAAGGAAAGGTATTCCTATACAAATTTGGTAAAAAGATCTTTGATAAAATCATGGATGTAATGCAACCACAATTTGCAGATGAACAACCAGTAAATCCTTATGATTTTTGGGAAGGTGCTGACTTCAAACTTAAGATTAGAAAGGTTGAAGGTTGGGTGAACTATGATAAATCAGAGTTCGCTACTGCAGCTCCACTATATAATGGTGATGAAGGTCAACTAGAAGGAGTATACGATAAACTATATTCACTAGCAGACTTCACTGATCCTAAAAACTATAAGTCTTACGACGAGCTCAAAGCTAAGTTGAATAAGGTACTAGGTGTTGACGCAGGTCATGTGTCTATGGATGCTGCCCCAATGATGGAATCTGCTCCTGTAGTAGAACAACCAGGAATGGCTGCGGCTGATAGTACTCCGTTTAATTCAAGCGACGAGGCAGAAGAAGACACATTGTCTTACTTCGACAAACTTGCACAACAAGGCTAAGATCAGATTGTTGTTCAAATACTATGATGAACTACGATATGTATAATAAAAAGACCGGGTACGTCTTCAAAAGCGCGCGGGTATTGAAATAGATATCTTCAAAAGCGCGCGGACAAAACGGCGACTTTTTGGGGACCTTCGGGTCCCCTTTTTTTATCCGTAAGGTCCTGCTACTGTTGCGGCAGCTCTATCGTTTGGAGTAAATGTTTGAATAACGGTATCGCCAACATTAGTAACAGCATTTCTCGATGCGTCAACTAAATTGCCACCCGCTTCAGCAGCTCTTGAGGCAAGAGAGGCTTGTCCCGCTGCATTTTCTTCTGATGTAGCTTTAATCTCTTCACCAGATTCTGTCATACCATCACCTTGCACCTTCATTGAATCAATAGATGCATCACCCATAGTAAATACCTTATTAAATCCTTCCATGAAAGCTTCACCAGGAGTCTTACCACCTGGCCATGCTGCGGCTAATCCCTTAACTGCACCAGCCGCGACAGCAGTTGGGAATAAAACAATTTTCTTAAATATCTTTAGCAGACTAAGCGCAAGATTTTGAACCATACCAGCAATACCGATATCAGCAATAGTATCTTTAATGTTTTGTACAAATCCAAGCACACCACCGATAATAGCACTAAACAATTGACCGATACTATCAGCAAATGAGAAGTTGCTTAAGAATTCTTGAACACCTTCGAAACCAAGCTTACCTGCAATCCAACCAACAAGACTCTTTAATAGATCAAGTGGTATACCAATAAGACCTTGAAGCAC